CTAAAGAAGAAGATGGTGATACCACCAAAGAAGTCTAGCATCAAGACGCAAGCGTATGCTGGTGCTTATGTCAAAGACCCTCAAGTAGGTCAACACAAATGGGTGGTGTCCTTTGACTTGAACTCACTGTATCCACACTTGATTATGCAATACAACATCTCGCCCGATACCTTTGTTGAGGGTAAGTTTGCACAGACATCTGTTGACAAACTGATTGCTGGTGAGACACCAGAGTGTCCAAAAGACATAATTTTGACTGCAAATGGACACTATTATAACCGAACCTTCCAAGGCTTCCTTCCTGAGATGATGCAGACGATGTATGATGAGCGTTCTCTCTATAAGAAGCAGATGATTGAAGCAGAGAAAGAACTTCAGAAATCTAAATCGAATGAACTGGTGAAGAAGATATCCAAGTATAAGAACTTGCAAATGGCCAAGAAGGTTCAGTTGAACTCTGCTTATGGTGCGCTTGGTAATCAATACTTTCGGTTCTTTGATGTACGACAAGCGGAATCTATCACACTGTCTGGTCAGTTGTCTATTCGGTGGATTGAGAAACGCTTGAACGAATACCTAAACAAACTGCTAGAAACTGATGGAGAAGATTATGTCATTGCTTCCGATACGGATTCAGTATACATTACTTTTGACAAACTTGTTGATAAGGTGTTTGAAAAAGGAGAGGGATTGGAGAAAAGTCAAAGTGAGGTATCAGCCGAACGAGTGGTATCTTTCCTTGACAGAGTGGCGACAGAAAAGATTGAACCGTTTATTGATAGTGCTTACGAGGACCTTGCTAAAACTATGAATGCTTATGAGCAGAAGATGTTCATGAAGCGTGAGGTGATTGCTGACAAGGGTATATGGACTGCTAAGAAGCGATATATGCTGAATGTTCACGATAGTGAGGGTGTTCGTTTCTCCACACCTAAACTAAAGATGATGGGTATCGAAACTGTCAAGTCTTCAACGCCTGCATCTTGTCGTGACGCTCTGAAGGAAGCGATTGAGATTACTCTGAACAAGGATGAAGAGACTGTTCAGAAGTTCATCGCCGACTTCAAAGAGCAGTTCAAGTCTCTACCGTTTGAGGACATTGCTTTCCCTCGCTCACTGTCTGATTTGAATAAATATGATAGTAGGGATAAAGACAACCTCGTTCTAGCAAAAGGAACACCTATCCATGTAAGAGGTGGACTGCTATACAATCATCTCATTCGTCAGAACGGACTGGAGAAGAAGTATCCGACTATCAAAGATGGCGAGAAGATTAAGTTCTGTTATCTCAAAGAGCCGAATGGCACTGGACAGAATGTCATCTCAATCATCAACAATCTCCCACCTGAGTTTGGACTTGAAAAGTTCATCGACTATGAACTACAGTTCGCTAAAGCGTTCACTGAGCCTTTGAAGGTTATCCTTGATGTCATTGGATGGAAGACTGAGAAAGTGATGACGCTAGAAGATTTCTGGAAATAAGGAAGGAATAAAAAATGTCTGATTTCGATTTCGGTTTCACAGCCGTCACAGAAGAAGAACTTGCTGTCGTTCAGCAAGCAAAAGAAACTGTCGCATCGACCACGGAAGGGCTTGACAAAGTGCAAGAAAAATGCGATACTCTCTACAACATGATTAAACCATTGCTAAACAACCTAGCCGCAAATCCTGATAAGGATTATATCTATTGGCCAGGTGCTACACGCATGGCGAAGATTGAAGAATTTAGTGATAAACTTGATGGAGTATATAACGGATGAGTTTCCTTAATAATGTAATCGCTGGTATTGATAACACTCATGTAGCCAGCAGTGGTGAGAATAGTTCAGAGTTTTCTGGCACTATTGATACAGGTTCATACATTCTCAATGCGGCTATGTCTGGTAGTCTGTATGGTGGTGTGCCTAATAATAAGATTGTAGCATTCGCTGGTGAAAGTGCAACTGGGAAGACCTTTTTCGTTCTAGGTGTTATCAAACAGTTTCTTGATGATAATCCTGATGGTGGTGTTATCTACTTTGATACAGAAGCCGCTGTCACTAAGAATATGATGACCACAAGAGGTATTGATGTTGACCGTGTAGTTATCAGTGAACCTCAGTCTATTGAAGAGTTTCGTACCAATGCTGTTCGTATGCTAGACTCATACAATGATAGCAGTGAACAACCACCTATGATGATGGTGCTTGATTCACTTGGTATGTTATCATCTGTAAAAGAACTGGAAGATACTGCTTCTGGTAAGCAAGCAAGAGACATGACAAAAGCACAACTGTTGCGTGGTACTTTTCGTGTTCTATCTCTGAAACTTGCAAAAGCGAATGTGCCTCTGCTTGTAACTAATCATGTCTATGATGTGGTTGGTGCTTACATACCTACCAAAGAAATCTCTGGTGGGTCAGGCTTGAAGTATGCCGCTTCATCCATTGCTATGCTTGGTAAGAAGAAGGACAAAGACGGTACTGATGTTGTTGGTAATATCATCAAGGTCACTATGCACAAGTCTCGCTTTACTAAAGAGAATAAGAAAGTGGAAGTGAAACTGTCCTATGATACAGGTCTAGACAGATACTATGGCTTGTTAGAACTTGCTGAAAAGTATGATATCATCAAAAAGGTATCAACTCGTTACGAACTACCAGATGGTCGCAAAGTATTTGGTAAAGCAATCAACGAGAATCCAGAAGAGTATTTCACTGATGAGATTATGGCTCAACTAGAACAAGCGGCAAACAAAGAGTTTATGTATGGTCGTGATGATGAAGATGAAGTAGTAGAGGAAGAAAATGAACTTGCCGAAGTTTAATGTCGTTGAAAATAAGGAAGCGTTTCATAAGGACTTGATGTGCATTGAAATATTGGAAGGTGACTACGCTGGGGTCATGTTCCAATATGACAACATTCGGATGGAAGAGAAATCTGAAGACGATGTGAGGATGCACTTTAACTTCATTACTATCAAGAATGAGCAAGGTTTAGACTTGACAGAAGAGCCATTTATTGATACAATCGGTGAAATATTAAACGAACTATTAAGGAACTTTGTTGATGCGGATAGAACTGATGGTGCTGAAACACCTTCTGAATGATGAAGGTTATGCAAGACGCACACTACCATACCTCAAGCCTGATTATTTTCAAGAGAGACATGAGAAAACCATTTATCAAGAAATTGATAAGTATATCTCTCAATACAATGCTCTACCCACTAGAGAAGCGTTAATAATCGAACTTGATAATAATGGTAAGATATCAGATGAAGACTTTTCTGAGTGTAGTTCTGTCATTGGTAATCTAACAATAGAAGAAGAAGTCGATAAAGAATGGCTGATTGAAAAGACTGAGAAGTTCTGTCAAGAGAAGGCTATCTACAATGCAATCATGGACTCGATATCAATTATTGAAGGAAACTCAAAAGAGGAAAAGGGCGCAATCCCTGAGTTACTATCCGATGCTCTTTCTGTGTCTTTTGACCCTAGCATCGGTCACGACTTTTTGGATGACGCTGATGATAGGTGGGATTTTTATCATCGTATTGAAGAGCGTATTCCATTCGATATCGACTACCTTAATAAGATTACTAAAGGTGGTCTTCCCAAAAAATCACTAAACATTATCCTTGCTGGAACAGGAGTCGGTAAATCGCTTGCGATGTGTCATATGGCTTCTGCTAATCTACTAGACGGTAAGAATGTTCTCTATATTACTATGGAGATGGCAGAAGAAAAGATTGCAGAACGAATTGATGCGAATCTGTTGAATGTGACACTGGATGATTTAGCATCACTTCCAAAAGATATGTATGATAAGAAGATTACAAGAGTAAAGGGTAAGACATCTGGTAAACTGATTGTCAAAGAATATCCAACTGCATCCGCACACACTGGACACTTTCGACATCTATTGAATGAACTAAGACTAAAACGCTCATTTATTCCAGACATTATCTATGTTGATTATCTAAATATTTGTATGTCATCTCGTATCAAGTCTGGCTCTAATGTCAACTCATATACCCTCATAAAAGCGATTGCAGAAGAATTGAGAGGACTTGCAGTAGAAAGAGTAGTTCCGATTGTCTCTGCAACACAGACAACGAGAAGTGGTTATACCAGTTCAGATATTGGACTGGAAGATACTTCAGAATCATTTGGTTTGCCTGCTACTGCTGACTTCATGTTTGCTCTTATCTCTACTGAAGAACTTGAAGAATTGAATCAGATTATGGTCAAGCAGTTGAAGAATCGTTATAATGACCCTACCTTGTATAAGAGGTTTGTTGTTGGTGTAGA